TTGCCGGAGCCTCCTTTTTGCCCCTGAAAGCCTAATTGCCGGTCTTGACTTTTGCGGCTGACGCTGTCAAACTCATCAAAGCCGAGCGTACAGTGAATAATACGTTTTCCCCGTTCTTCTACTGATTTTAAATCGTTAAAGATAAAATCGTTTAATCCCCACGCCTGAATATGCGGATGCTGCAAAGTATACACGCACGGCGTTCCGTTTTTCTGCGCTTTAAACCGCTGCCTGATTTCTTTTAAGCAGTCAAAACGGGTGACATCGGGAGTAACCGAATCGGCGGTATACTTTGGAATATCAATTAAGATGAGCTTGATGGTAAGATCACTATCAGCCCAGCCTGATATAATTTTTGTACTGCCGGAGACACCTTGTGTCGTAACAGTGTCGATTAAAAGCGCATCGCTTATTTCGATACCGTCAAGAATGGCAGGAAGCCATACTGCCTGTCCGTCTCCTACGATGCCCGCTTTGATAAAATTTTCCGCAGAGACTTTTTCGATGTACCGGTTAAACTCCGCAGCGCGAGCGAGAATGGAAGGGTGGCTGTCACTGGGAAACGAAAAATCGGGAAGCCTCATACCGCTACTCCTTGCGCAACGGCAAATTCAAGCTGCCTGATAAAGTCAAAAAGCGTTTTGCAGTCATCCGCTTGCAAATAGACATTTTCTATTTTGAATGTCTGACTCGATTGAACAGCTTCTTTTTTCTCCTCTCTAAACGGTGTCACCGACGGAACTCTTTTTTCAGGCATTGCTTCATTAAAGCGCACTTGTATATCTTCATAAGCATGAGCGAAATCAGGAGGTGCTACCGGTTGCAGTACAGTGTTCACAGGTTGTGACACCGTGCGCTCTCGTGCTGGGGCCGGCATAGTGTCAGGAACGGCAGTAAAGTCCGGAGGACTCACCAGCTGCGCGATGGGATTTAATACGGTGTATTCCTTTGCACCCGCTCCCATAAAGGCATCGGCGGCATCCGATGTAAGAGAAGAAACAGCAACCCCTTTGCGTGCAGCCGCTGCCATGTGCTCTGCGGCAATGGCTGCGCTACCGTCATCGTTTATCCTCGGAGTCTTTGCTCCTGTTCCTTCAATCGGTTTACTGCCGATTTGTTTTTGTAACCCTTGAATGCTTGCGCTTAATTCCCCAGTGTCAATGCCGGTAAATTCCGTACTCGTTTCACTTTTAACCGTAACAGCTGCTTCAGCACCCATTTCTTCGGCACTGACACCTTTTAAGCTGTTTCTAAATTCCTGCATTTTATCAACAGCGGGCTGTAAAAGAGATTCCAAGCCCGGTATCTTTGCCAACAGTTCTATGAACCATTGTATCGGTGCGATTAAAGCCGAGAGCATAAGCTTTCCTATCTGTAATAAAGCTGCGAGGATTCCGCCGTTTTGAAAGGCTGCTGTAACTGAAGTCCAGCCGCTTGCGACTTCCGAAATGATTTTGACAATTAAGGCTCCTGCTGCAACAACGGCAAGAACAGGCCAGAGCACCGCCCACATCGCCCCCGCTGTTGCCCAAAGAGCAGCAGCAAAGCCTGACTCTGCTGCGGTTGCCGTAAAGGTTGCTGCTGTTTTCGCCCATAATGGAGCTATTAAGCTCATCAGTGAAGAGCCGATACCCGTTACAGCATTTTTCAATGTTCCGAGCGTTGAGCTAAAAAGTTTGGTAATACCTCCGGCGTTGCTGATAGTTGATGTAAGGGTTACCAGTTGAGTTGCAGTATTAAGAACGCCGCTTCCGAGCCGGAAGACACCTCCTGCAGCAATCCCTGCAAAGGCTGCAATCCGCTGAAAAACACTGCCAACCGGAGAGGACATAAAAGGGACGACCACATCAGAAAGAAATCCTGCCTGCATATCGACAAAAAAGCCTTTGATGGCATTTATATCATCGCCTATTTGGAGTTTAAGCGTGTCGCTTGCTGCTTGTAACCGACCGAGTTTACTCTCATACGATTCCATCTGTATTGCTTGCGATGCGGCGGTAATACCTTTCATACTTTCTCCGAACTGATGCGCAAATTCAGAATACGAATCTCCGGTTAAGGCAAGAACCGCCTGCATCGCCTCCGCTCGTCCCATCGCAGCGACCATTGCATCCTGATTACCGGCAAACGCCGATTGCACAATACGAGCCGATTCGGCTAATCCGTATTCTTCAAGCATTGCAGAACCGGAAGAAATCCCGACCGATGCAAGGGCTGCGGAAAGCTCCTTACTCGGTTTTTGTAAGGCAATCATAAAAGACTGGAGCTTCGTTCCGGCAGTGGATGCCGTGTCGGTCGTTGCAGTCATGTACGCCATCGTGGAGCCGATTTCGTCAAAGCCGATACCGACCGATGAGGCAAGCCCTGAGATAGGAGACATGGCGGAAATAAATTCTTCCATACTGCCCACTCCCATCCCGACCGCTTGCGTCATAACGTCCGACGCCCATGCTGCCTTTTGTGAAATATCGGCTTTGCGTTCCTCCTCTGTTGCAGCTTTACTGACGGAAAAACCGTAGGAATTCATAATCTTTACTAAGCCGTTCGTTGATGTTCCTAAATCGGCTTGACCGGCTTCTGCAAGGGCTATTGCCTTTTGCATCACCGGCATCCGCGCTTCAGCATTTGCAATACCTCCTGCAACATCGTTATATGCAGAAGCAACCGCAAGAGGCCCTGCAGCGCTCTTACTTCCAATCGCCGTTAAATCGTTGGTAAGGCGTTTAAGTGCATCCGCATCCATATTTTCTGATATGGATATCGCTTGGATGTTTTTCATCACCGATTCAAAACTACCGGCAAGCGCAGAAGGGGCATCCATCATCGACGTAATTTTGCCTGCCAATTCATCGAATTTGCCTGACATCAGCGATAAATCGCCTGCAAGGTCAAACATATCTTTATTGCGGTTAATTTCGCCGATGGCATCTTTCATGCCCGCCATGCTGTTTTTCGCATTGGCAAAACCGCTTGAGAATGCGTCTTTAAATTGGAGTGTTATCGATGTTACAAAATTTGCCATTACTTTCCGCCAAGAGCTTTTACAATCGCTTCCCTGTAGACACCTACTTCAAAGTCCCGCATGATGCGAGCCTCTTCGTATTTTTCCATCAAAAGCCGGTAATCCGCTTGAGAGACATCTTCACCGAGAAACCGCCTGATAAAAAGCCGGATTCTCGTAAGCGTATCTACAGCTTGCGGCTTTTGACCGCCACGTTCGCCCCAAAAAAAGGGCTTACGACATCATCCACAAACCGGCTGTACGCTGCAGGATAGTCTCGCAAGCGCGCGATAACCGGAGCCGGTTCAGGTGCAACAATGAGGGACTGAATAAGATTTAAATTCGCTGTTATCGCATTGCGCTGAGCGGCTTTTGAATACGATTCCATATCCGCCAAAACGGGCTTACGGTAAATAAATTCAACTGTTTCAACCGTATCTTCATTAGTGGTAAAACTAATCTCACCTTCAAAAATCCCTTGCGGATATTTCGTTTTCAATTCTTCGATTTTTGCTTTTTCCAATGTCATAAAAAACTCCTTGTAAATGGAATAGTGTTGAGCGCTTTCTAAAAACGGTTTTTATTGTTTTCAGAAGCCCCCGTATTATAGAAACGGAACGAAGGCGGTGATGCCATCGCTATTCATGGGCATCGTTTGCGACCCTTCGATTGTGACGTTAAGGCTTGTGTCCCCTTTCGAGCCTTTGAAGTCTCGCTTGGTAAAGTGTACCAAAAGCGTATCTGTCACAGGCGGCTGTCCCAGATTGCCGTAACTTGCAACAACTGGAATAGGCGGCATGTTGTAAAATCCGCCGGAGGCTGCAGAAAAAACATTGAGCTTATCATACTCAAACCGCTGCAACTCCAGTTTGCACGTTCCTTTCCATTCACCGCGTCCGACACCAAGCGGCACATTGTTTGTGCCGCAGATGACCTCATCATTCTTTTCATCTGAGTACTCAACGCTTTCACAGCCTAAGATTAAGCCGGTCGGCAGCATCAGTTTGATTGATTCAAAATCATAAATTAATCCGTTTACCATAATTCTCTCCTCTTACTGCGCCAAAGTCGGATTATGATAGGCGATTTCGTTTTCGATATAGGATAATTTACCAAGCGGCACGATACGGATTTTTGTCCGTAAGGTGTTTGTCGATAAAATATTTTGCCCCTTAGGAATGATGATATACCCATCGGATATTTGCTCGTTCGTTTTCATCGTCCGTAACGGCGCTTCTCCTTGTGCAACGAACATCTCCAAACCTTCGGGAGAACCGTCAGCGCCGACTTTGACCGTGTCGTTCAAAAACGGCAGTTGCGCTACTCTGATCTCACGGCATGCTTTATCCATGACGCGCCTGCGTTCCACCAAATCATAATCACTTCCTTGTTCACTCATCATTTGCCCAGAGGTGATGTAAATACCTTTCAGTCCGATGATGGTTCTCACCGTTACATAGCCTGCGTTTTTAAGCGCTTCAATGTGTCCGTCATTTATTCCGTCAGGTTTAATCGCTGTTGCGGCTGTTATGCTGCCGAATTTGACGGCATCCGGCCCCTCGTGGACTTTTCGCCCGGCAAGCATTCCGCAGTACACTCCGATAGCTCCGCGTGTGTCGACCTGTCCGTTTGAGTCAGCCTCTTCAATCCAGCCGGCAACGACTTGAAGCCGGGTTGAGGATGTTACCCCACGCTCTGCTCCGGTAAGCGCGTTGACATATTCGTCTACCGTTTCGCTCTCTTTTTTATAGCGGGCTTGCGCAATAAAAAAGAGATACTGATATACGCTTTCAGCGCCTTTTGCCTGAGTTGCAAGAGCTGCCCAAAGCGCTGCATTGGAGACGCCTGCAACGGCAATCCATTCGATGGCTTTTTTTGCATCAAGAATAGTATTGATTGCAGCAAGAATTTCGCCGTTCGTCGCTTGCGGTGCCGTCGTCGTAAACGTAAAAGCGTCTCCGGACTCAAAGCCTTTATCAGCATGACTAAATTGCAGCGTAAGACCGGTACCGGGGATTTCGTATTTACCTTCCCCATCGGGAATCGTGATAGTCTTTCCGGAAAGACCGTCGATGGTTACCCGAAACGTTCCATCGTTGAGTTTTCCTCTTGAGACAATAGCAATGCAGATGCTGTATTCATTGCGCGGCTTTCCTGTGACGGTAATCTTTCCGTCCCCTTGATTACCGCTTACCGCGGTAACGTTTGAAACAGTCCCCGAAGTACTTCCTTCAACGGCTATTGCGTACACGGTCGTTTTTGCAATCGATAATGCACTGACGATAAGATCGCGTAAGGGGCCATCTCCTATTTTTCCTTCAACATCATCTTTATCCGTAAAGGTAATAATGCCGTTTGAAGGAAGCGCTGAAACGCCGACTGCTGCAAAAATACCGGTCGCATCCGCTCCGGCTACTCCCATCGCGCCGTCTTTAATGGTCGTGTTAATATTCGGTAAAGCCATTTTTTACCCTCCGATAGGTGCGTTTAAAAAGGCATTGACCGCCTTTTCAAATTCGTTTTTTTCAACTTTTTTTCCTGCAGCCCAGTTTTGCGCCTGCATCACCGCTTGAAAAACCGGAGCGGAAATCTGCAAATTTGCAGCATGTTCTTCAACGGCAAGAAATGTTGCCGATTCTTTTTTTATGTTCTTATCCATATCTTCTCCTCGTCTACCATTTAGGGATTTTGCATATCGGGGATTTCGGAAACTTGCACGAATGTCGGCACGATTTCCGCGTCCCCTGCAACCTCAACTTGGAACTCTACTTCCAAAATTGAGCAATACAGGTTTGACACGTTATCAGCAAAATCCGAATGCTCTTCACTGTTAATGAGGATACGCCCTACAAAATTGTCATAACTCCACCTGCGCGGAATGCGCGGTACGATTTTACTGAATACCTCATCAACCTCATTTTCTCCCTTTGCCCACACTCCGATTAAAATCGGGATAATCCGTGTTCCCCGAATCCTCCGCTGTTTCAGTTCCCCCGTTACATCATCCCGATAACGGGCAAGACGTGCCGTGCGGTCATCAAGTCTGCCTGCTTGAGTAATGAGCGAAACAAGCGGCCATTTGCGCGTCATTACCTGCTTTGACTCATCTCCCCGATTCCTTACCACGGTTGCATCAGGAATCTCGGTGGTGATGCACATGTCAAGTAAATCTTTTGCTGCCTTTATCATCCCGTCCATCGTTTATTCCGCTCCTATTGCAATACCGAGTAGCTTTTTAATGGCAGGGTCGGAGAAAAAACTTTCTTGAAAATCTTTCGGCACGCCAAGAAATGGACGGGGTGGAATTTTCGAGCCGGGATGCTGTATGACTGCATTACCCCGCTTTATCGTATGTGCTTTTGTTTTTCCGCCCGTTTGATGTATACCGGCATATACAAGCGGGGAGCCGATAATAACTGAACCGTCATCAAAGGCATGAAACGTAATTGATTTTTTTAACGTCCCTCTATCATTGAGAATAGGCGTTTTAGAGCCGGGTTTTGCAGCAAGCGGGCCGCGTGCTTTGCGCAGCGCTTCCCACTTATCCTCGCGTACAGGGTCTTCTTGTTTTTTAAACGCTTCTGCTGTTACCGCTTGCAATGCAAGCCCCGCAGCCTGCGCTATCCGTTTCAGGTCGCAGTGTGAAGCGCGGTGTAATGCCTCGATGATATGCCGATATTCTGCCTCATCATCAAACCGGACTTCTATTGCCGCCTTGCTCATGTTAGTACCCTTTCCAGTCCATACGAGTCATCGATACTGCCTGTATGTTTCCTGAAGGGGGCTTACTGCTGTTTTCATCGTAGCCGGGTATTTTGTATTTGCCTTGTGCAACCTTATCTAAATACCGTCTGGCAATATCTGCCTGTTCAACAACCGCTTTTCCGCCGGGATCGTTTTCAAGCATACCGGTACTGATAATTAAAGAGGCACAGGCAATATCAACGCAGTATTTTTTTATTGTCGCTGGGGTACCGGCAAGCGGTACGGTATAACCGCCGGATAAAAGGTATCCGTCAATTTCTGCACTTGCATCGGCTATTGCCTTTTCTGCACGTTCTGCGTCGACTGCGCTCCACGCAGCAATGCGTTCTGCTCCATAGGTACTCTGCAAGTCTTCAATGGTACAATACGCCATACATCCCTCCTTTCTGCTACACGGCTCAGCAAAGCCGGCCGTTAAGCCGATGCATAAAAGGCTTAACATCAAAACAAAAAATCTTTTCATAACAAAACCTCCTGTTATTTTGAAAATCCTTTAAAGGACTTCCTTGATGGTATAAATCAGATTTTTGCAGACAATTAATTCCGCAACATCATGGGCAACCTGCACATATTCTCCGCCGAGAATACCGCCGTCTTTTTCATCCCATGTTCGAACGACATAGCCTGAGTTATCGGCTTCGCGGTATTTTACTGCGACGGTTTTTCCCGCGCACGGTTGATCCCACTGGGAATCGGTGTAGCAAAGAACAACCGAGTCTCCCCAGATACTTTCAGGGGTAACCTTTTTATCTTCGCTTCGCTTGCCGAAATCCGCTCGGCCTTTTGCGATGATAACCTTGTTAATTCTGAATAGCTTCGCAAGGTTTGCTTCGTCAACTTTTTTTATCAAGTTAGCTTCTCCCAGATACTTTAAAAGTACCGGATGGTATTCAAGGGCATCATAGACAGCCTCGCTGAG